GTTATCGTTTACTTTATCCATAGCGTCTCTTAGCGGATCACCAGTGCCATCGTTGGCTACCGTTCCAATATTAATAGTTTGTTTGGCCAAAGTTTAAATCCTCTTTATATATAGAGCTTGTCTACAGTTAGTGTGTTGCTATCGCTCGTGAATGCGGTCTCCGATACTAATGTATACACTGTGTTGTTACCTGTAAAGAAATACTCATTATTTATAGTATTTATTTTAGATTCTTGAAGGTGATCTAGGTACTTACCGAACAGTTCGGAACCTGACACATGAAAACTGTTTAGTATTATGTCTTTATAATCTTTTAGTGTCTTCGCCACCTGGATCTCATACGAGTAATCTTGATAGTAGTGACTGTCTTGGATATATTTATCCGAGTTCAAGAAACTATCAGTAGAACCCCAGTACCCCCGAGCAACACCGAGCGCTTGCTTAGTTGATGTTCCGGAGATCCCAGTAGAAGTTGTATCAAATTCCTGCAAACTACAACTAATCAAAGCGCCAGCACCAGTTGTAGTTTTTACTCTAACAACAGGCGTAGATTCGTACCCTGATCCAGTATTTGTTAATGTGACCGCAGTTATTGTTCCATTGCTGTCTGTAGTTGGAGTTCCAGAAGCGATAGTACCTGGTGAACCTCCCGAGAAAAAGACGCTATCTGTATTAGAATAACCTAAACCACCATTATCTATCACTATGTCGCTGGATACTATATTATACCTGTACGCTTGAACGATTTCCCCTTCGATATATCCCTTACCAGAATCTACCGCAACAGCTACAGAAGCTGTGTCTACGCCAACGCTAGGTACACCTGATATTTCTTCATTCTCACCATGTATGTCACCAGAAACGTTATACATCGGTGCCTCATATAACGCGAACTGAGACGGTAGTGTAGTTGGTGCTGCTTTATATATTGCGGATCCAGTTGAGTTGTTTAACGGCGGTGCATAAAGGGTTATCTCTGATGAAGAAACCACTTCCCTAATCAATGCATATTCACCCGTGGTGCTTACTCCTGAATCTGCTTGTATGTATATAACATCACCATTAGCGTAAATATCATCGAAAATTGTAGAAGTGCCCGTTATGGTATTTGATGAAGTCGTGTATACGAGCGTGCCAGTTAATGGGTCTTCTCCCAAAATAACATTCCTAACGACAACCTGTAATGCTTGATCATATCCAGATCCCGCCACTGTGTCGGTTAGTTCGTAGATTGAACCAAAATTCTCAGTGTTATATGTAAATGCTGTCCCCAGGGTTGAAGTTTGATTTGCACTAACAGCGGCTGGCATACCATACGAAGTGGCATTAATAACAACATTACTGTAATCGCAAATCAAGTCCGTGTTGTATGTTAATGGCGTGATACTGGACAAAGAAACACCACCGATCGAAGCGCCTGTACCATTAGCTGAATTGATGTTGTTAATAAAGATCTCAGCGTTGGTGGAAAATCCCACACCACCATCGACTATAGAAAAATTAACCTGGCCCGATTTAGCTTCAACACCAGAAATACGCAGCAATGCATTTTTACCAAAAGAAACCACATCATTATTTGCTGGGTCTCTATGTGTAACCTTTAGAACGTCTCCGATTTCAAACTCGGGCGCGGATGATGTGACATTAAGGGAAGATAAAGAACCTTTGATCACTGGGGCTGCACTTACAGCTACTGCATTGGCTTGCTGGCTTTTATCAATAACTTTCTCACCGATAATGAATCCGTTGTCGGAAAGAACTATATTACTGAGGTATATTGTTTGGATTAAATTTTTATTATAGTATTCTCTAATCAAGCTCTCAACAACTGCAGTAGAGCCTGACGAAAGACCAATGATAGTTTTACCTTGCATTTCATTTAGCTGATCGCTATTTGTAATTTCTAAATATTTCTGAGACACCCATTTGCCGTCTGACACCCTCAACATGTCATTACTTGGGAGGTATATTTCTATATCTTCGTCGTATAACATTTTAAACAGCAATCTAAACGATTGCGTTGATCCCTTAGACCTATAGATATCGAGAATATGTTTTAATAGAAATCTCTTATTAGAGATTGTCTCGAATGGGATACCATGAAGATATTTCTGTGTGAAATGGACAAGAAAATCAGATAGAGTATCGTCAACGTCACCATACTCATACAATCTCCTACTGTGGTAAATAGGTTGACCGCTAGATTCCATCCATTCATAATACGCCTTCATGAATAGTGGCAGATCAGATCCTTCTTCATCATAGAATTGAGGAAACTGACTTTCTACAAAATTAGATATATATTTTTGAACTTTGTTATCCATTTTATATTCTAGTTTCTGTTACAGTTATTGAAACGTCTGCAGGGTCTATCACAAGAATTTTATTCTGGGAAGCCCGTATATCACCACCTAATATTCTACAGTAAAGAGATATATAATCAGTGTACGATGAAACATTTAGATCATTTATAGTTATACGACCAGTAGTGTAGTCTACAGTCCCTATATCATCAATTTTAATCACATCTGAGCCGCTGTTATAATAAACACCAAGCACACCATCATCGTCTTCAATGAAAGCTAGTTGATATGAACCACCAGCCTTTGAAGTGTACGTGAAGAATGAAGACAACACTGTTGCATGACTAGAAATCAAATCGAAATCAGAACTATGGGAGGAGCTGTGTAATTCACTCGTAATGAATCGTGTTTGATCGTAATCAAACGCATTTCCTATTTGTATATCGAATGTTGTATTAACATTTAGCAGCGGAGCAATTCTCTTAATTGCCCTATTAATGGTGAAATTACTTGTCACGCTACTATCAGCTGCATCTATATCACTAACCAACTTACTCATTCTAAGGTCTTTGCCAAATTTCTCTAGATTGGAATTAGTGAACGCGCTGATCTTAGAACTAATCAAGGAAGCAATATCTGCATGGCTCTTATCAGTCACCTTGGTATCATACTCAGCAGCGACCTTCAGGGAGCAATAAATGTATTCTGGGTCTGTTAACACAACTCTATTAGGTAGAGCAATATAATCCTCAAGATATTTCTTAACATCAGTTTTGATATAATCCGGGACAATCTCGCCATAAATAGGGTTCAACGCAATGGCGACGCGACCGTATAGCTTAGTTTCTAATTCTTGACCACCATAAACATTGACATCATCAATAGTATCACTAAACTCAGCCAACACCAATGAAGAGTAGTCATCATTTGTCACTGCTCTTTGCTGGGTGGCAAAATATCTAGGAGCTGCGAACCTAATAGACTCGGCATCTTCTTGTGCGGACCCACCACCTGAATTTTGATTAACGGTGAGTTGGTAGCTTGAAACCACCCCAGAGTTGGTTGGACCAAGGTCGTCTAATAACGTGAAGATATTAATTCCGTCAGCATCCGCCCCTGTCGACACCCTATAGTTAATCAGTACTGTCGATCCATTAGTTGGCTTCTTACCAAATGTCCCATCACCAAATACAATCTCATATAAGTTATTTTGGGAGGCTTGGACAAAGAACACCTTGGAGTCAGAACCTAATCCAAATAGAGTTTCTTTTTTAGTATATTCTGTGTTCGAAGCGCCATTATTTTCTATAAGGTGTACTGTGATACTTGAAGTGTCAACATCAACCGTATTGATGAGAAATTGTTGTCTTTCAATATCACCGTCAACAACATATGTATCTGATAGATAATCACCTTCTTTAATAGTAAGGTCGCTCAATGCGTATGTTGTGTTTCCAGAAGTAATCGACTGAGCTTCATTGGTAGTATAAACAAAAACACCATTTGAGTTAGTGCCTGAAAATCTTGTCCCCTTTGGTACACTCATTGCACCAGTTATACCTGATGTCTCCATAGTTAATGTCACATTAGCAGAAGAAGAAGTAGCACTTCGTGGGATGTAGTTGAGTTCTTTCGCATGCGATACAATAGAATCGTATTGTTGCGCGGAATCAAGGAACATCTCTGAAGCGGCCATATTCAAATAGAAAGAATTTAAATATGAGTTATATGACATAACATCAAGTAAAGTATTGATGTTGGAACCTTCATAATCAAAATCTTTAAAGACCGATTGTGTTTTTAGAAATTCCTTAAAATTTGTTTTTAGCGTATCGAAATCAATCGAACTTAGTGTTAAAGAACTATTTGCCATTTATCGGACTCTTCTTAAAATATGATTGAATACTTTTGGTTCAGGGGTATTGATAGTGCTGTAAAAAACACTAATATTAACTTCATTATTATCTTGACTGGAGTCCACCCGCACATCCTCCAAATACACCCTTGGTTCATTTATATCGATAGTTGATCTTATATAGTGTTCCGCAGTCGAGGCAACAAACCCAGCGTCGTTTTCGAATAACATTGCTCTGATATTAGATCCAATCTGGGGTTGGAATAATCTCTCACCGACATCAGTCATCATTAAGTTTTTTAATGATTGTTCAATGGAGCGATCATTCACCACCCTAGCCAATTGATCACCAACTGGAGTCTTAGCGAACGAGCTCATGAAATCAGAATAGTACTCTGTTTTTTTCTTCCCCGATGTTAAGAACTGCGCTCTTGTTATTCTAGCCATTTACTTTAATCTCCGTATGAGTACACGTCAGGTGAACCACCACTGGTGGCGGGATTACAGTGATTGCCGCCAGGTATAGGACAAAGACCATCAGGCGAAGCGCTATCAGGAGCATTCACTATAACGTTTGCGCCTTCTACGAAAACAGTACTACCTGAATTTACCAAATTACCACCACCATGACTATTTGGATCGCCTGCAACCGCCCAGAGTTCACCATTTACATATACAGTCGATTGGTTACTGACTATTGTGGTGGCTCCACATGTCCTGATATCTGAATTTCTATGTGCTACTGGCATAGTTTTTTTATTATTACTCTTATTTTCTTATATTTAGTTGAGGTCTATACGCGTTGCATCAATATCGATAGCGGAATCTGTTATGACTATAGTAGAACTACCTACTTTAATAGTTATCTTCGTAGCGCTTTCGATCAATAAATCGCTTTCTGAAT